TATGGCGCCAATGCTACAGCCGCAGCCAGTCGTAACTTTGGATCTTCGCTTACATCGGAAACCAGTTGCTTCATTAGCTCCAATGGGTCAAGTGTTCCAATATCCATCATGCGCTCACGCACTGGCTCACTCACAGCCTCTATCACGGGCGTTGGAGGTGCTTCAATTGGAATTGGCTTTTTGGCAAACTTAACCAGCCGCTTGATAGTCTTTTTGGGGACTTCCTTCAAGGGTGCGGATGGCAACCCCTTCAGGCGCTGAATGTGCGCGAAAACTTCATGGTCTTTCTCAAGTCTGCTGGCAGCTTGAGTAGCCGTCTTTTCAGAGTATCCCGCAGCAATAGCTGCATGGGTTTGTTTTGCTCCATCAGCACGGGCCTGAGCGTAAGCCTTTTGTTTAGGTGTCAACATGCTTGGATATTAACACGATGCCAACATAAGCGCGTTTACTATGACAGGATTTTTTGTCTGAATTAGATGGTAAGCGGTTTCTAGTATCTATGTGGATTTTAATAGCGCAAAGCCCCCCTTACACCTTTCCAGCCCACCACAGCCCTCACACTGCTCTCGTCTCCGTCCATCTATACCTTCATAGCCTTACGTGCTTATCGTGGCTTGTAGGGCGTTCTATGCGGTCTATCCCATCGTGCGTACCCCATCGATCACACCATCTAGCTCGTGCTTTGAACCTGCATCTACTATCGCTTGATCGTGCCTTACGTCTGTGGATGGTAGGTAGTGTGCCAACCATCGGTATCTCTCTGCGTCTTGTATCACGCTCTCTAGCACGTCTACGCATTGTTGTCGCTCATAGGAGATAGTGCCGTATTGAGTGGCGAACTTTGGATTGATCTTGCTGCGAAGGTGGTGGATTAGGTCGCGGGCTTCCATCATGCTACCCACGACACGAAGGCTATCCATGCAAAAAAGGCCAGGCCTGTTAGTGCGCTAAGTGCAGTGGTTACGGCTTCCATTACCCAGTCGTGGTCATAGCTCCAGTCTTGCTGGTGGGGGTTGGGTTGTTTGTCGTGGTCTACCATGGTTGTGTCTTTCAAAATATCTTACACAAAATTACTATGGGCGCACTAATTCTTACTCTTGATACCTCCTCCTGCTGACAGTCCATTGATTGGTACTGGATGCGAAAAGATACCAAGAAACCTTTACGACAGACGATGGCTTGTAAGCCTTTGGCGTCGCTCGCCACCTCCTCCAATCTCTCCTCAATGAAAATCCCTACGGTGAGGCACTTGCATCGCGTATCTGTCGTTACCAACAGCATCAACTGGCAGTCCCATGCGAACATGGGGTAGGTATTTATCCCCTAACTCACGGGGCTGTCTATATCCCTTCTTACAGGGCGTGCGAGTCACACGGGATCAGTCTTTACAGTGTCCGCTTGTTTCAACTGGCGCGGTCTGGTCATTAACGTGAGATTTCTGACGCCGATGTTTTGTCAATCATGTCGCAGTTACACCTGAAAAGCACAAAAGCTGTAGGGTTTGGCTTTCCGGGCTGGCCCCCGTTTCCCATTGAAGGGTTGAAAACCAAAGCCTACAGCTTCGGATTTTGTCGCATGGGCCAGCACTTGACATACACATTATACACCAATATTCCCAGTGTGTTAGTTCTGAATAGTTGTCAGCTTACCGTGTGTGAAGTACAGGTACTTAGTTGGCAATGATAGGTATGTTCCTTGGAATCCACGGTATACCCATTGCTCACTGTAGCCATTGGCGCTAGTGGTGCGGTTGACCTTAGTAGGCCTACCCCAGCTGCTAGCCAGTACATCATCCTCGGACATTCCAATGCTTACGCCTTGCTTGGACTTTTCCAGGGCTATCAGTTGTTTCTGAATGAAGGCTTCTTTCTCCTCTGGGCCCATACCGTAAGTGGCACAGCCTGCCAAGATAGATGCTACGAGGATGATGGATGTAGTTTTGATCATGATGGTTTTCCGTGGTTGGTTGGTTTGTGTTGGTTTATCGTTGCATGGCGTATTGGTTTCCCGCACTGGGCAATCTTTGCCTTGTGTGCATTGTCCATAATCATCGCAGCAGTTCATGGTTTCATATCCATGAAGTAAACCACAAGCGGTGATGCAAAAAGGCAAGCTATGCCCATTGCCTCCAGTAATTCGCGAAAGTATCGTTTGAAGTTTGACATTTTGTTTCCTTAGTGTGGTTTGTTTCGATGTGTTTATTATAAAGCAATTTACATCATTGTGTAAACTATTTTTACATTTATTTATTGAAATTCTTGTTGAAACTCTGCCAGCGTCATGTGCTTTGCGTGGTAGATGTCGCCTACCATGTTCCTGAAACATGCGTACACTGCCTGGCCTTTGTCGTTGTGGCTCTTAGGCTCTCCAACTAGAAACGAGCCGCGACGCTGTGCTCGTACTGGCATGCATTCGAGCATTTCCCAATACATATCCTCGGTGGTCTCTATCCATTCGGCTGGGGATGCATCCATTGCAGTCCATAGGTCTGCCCATTCGAGTTTAGTTGTGGTGGTCATGGTGTAGCTCTTATTGTGCGTTGACGAACTGTTGTGCAGCTTCTTGGGTGTCATACACACCGACCAACTCACCTGCCGCATTGAATACGCGGTACACATAGCCTACTGTGCCGAGAAACTTTAATTTCATTGCTGTGATTTTCATTTTGAAGGTTTCCGTTGTTTGTTGCGATGAATGAATTGTAATCCAAATTACAGCACTGTGCCGACTATTTGCAAATTATTTTCAATTATTTTTTGTTTCCAGCTCAATCAGCTTTTCGATGTAGTGCACGGCCTTCTTCAAGTCTTCCACGCCGTTCTTATCCTTGTAGCGCATCAAATATTTCAAAGCATTGCCGTCAAAAAATCCCATGCCGTTGCGCTCTATCACCTCCCACGGCTGTATGGCCTTGGTTTTGTAATGATCGCCTCCGACCTGCTTATGGTCTGCGCGTGCAAAGCCGCCTTGGTTATCGCTCATTTTGTAGCTCCTTTGTTGATTGTTTGTCGGTAGTGGTGGGGTCGATACGCTGCAACCATGATGTGGGAAAGTCAGCCTCTCCCGTGTGTATGTACGTGCCTGCGTCCGATAGCTGCATGATGCCAGCGCCTACACAGCGCCAGATTCGACCACGGCCACTGTGGTCACCTTGAAAGCTCTGCACGGTGACGGTAAGGCCTAGGTTTGGGGATTTGGATTGTCCAAGGCCACTGATGACAAGGCAGCGGTCTCCTGCTGAGATTGGTTTCATTGGTTGATCTCTTTCAGCTTGCGCTTGTAGGTTTCTTTAATCTCAATCAGCTCCTCGCGTGTCCACTTATGCGGCTCATTATTCGATTCCAATGCTTCCACGCGCTCTAATCCAATGCGAGCGATTAGGCCGATTCTGTAATCTGCTGCGTTGCCTGCTAAGTAGCGGTTATCGTGTTTGGACTGGGCGTGGCAATTGTCCTCGTTAAACCGAAGATGCGACGCTGCTCCCGTTGATCTCCAGTGCCCTGCGTCAACCGCATTGCCTGACCAATCCAATGGCTTACCGCTTGAGATACATGGATAACCAGCCAATTGGTCGCGCTTTCTAATGAATAAATTGAACGATCTTTGCGCGTCCGCTACCAATTCAGAGATTTTTTTGATCGCCACTTTACGCGCTTTCACCGTTTCACGCTCAGCTTGCTTTGCAGCTTTCACCAGCCTACTAGCGCATAGAGGGCTGCAGACTGCCTGTAATGGTCGCAGCGGGTAAAAGCTGATTCCGCATTGCTTGCATTCTTTTGGGCGCGAAACCGTCATTGGTCTCTCTCCCATGCAGGTAGTTTCACGCCTCTAGCCGTAGCCGTTGCATACAGAAATTCGATGAACTCGGAAAACTCAGCCTTGGTGAACTTACTCGTTCTTTGCCCCAACATGACCACGCCGCCATCCAATCCCATAGCCAGGCGAACGGTCTCGCGCTTAAATGCCGCAGATAACACTGCCTTCCAGTCGTCAGCGTCCATCTTTACCATGTGACCATTGATAGGCCATTCAATCTGCCTTGAGAACTCTTGCAAAATAGGCCACATCAGAGAATTTTGTTCACTGCTCCTAGTCTCTGGGCGCACTTCCAAGGTGTACCGCTGATCAGCTTGCAGTACGGCAGCTAGGAACGGGTAGAGCTGCGATTGCAATTCTGCCCTCGCTTGCTGGCGGTTATTTAGTTGGATTGTGAGCGATTGCATGGCTTGATTGTAATCTATTTTACCAACATTTTGCAATTATTTTTCAATCTTCCAGTTTATCCAATGCAGCGCCTCGCAGTATCGCTTGAAAGCCCACACAGCATATGCTCTGTCGTGCTGGGCCATGTACGCACAATGGGCGACTATTCGGGCTTTCAGGGCTGCGTCGGCTTCGGTCACAGGCTGTAACGCCCCCACCTTTGCCGCTTGATTGCGCCAATATCCACTAGCTCAGCTAACACCTTGTAAGTCGACTGGTACGGCCAGCCCGTGATTGCTACAAACTCAGCCAACATTAGCGGCCCATGCTCCAACAGTTTCAATGCTGCGTATTGTCTTGTCATTTTGCTGCTTTCGTAAGTGCTGCTCGTGCCGCTTCTAAGGCTCTGCGCACAACTTCAGGGTTTGCCTTTGGTGCGTCCAAATAGCCAGCCATTGCGGGTTCTGGTGCGCGCTGGCAAATTGCGCGAAACTCCAAAACTGTTGGGGCTTTGTTTGGCAGGTTTTGCAGCGCGTATTTTATTGCGGCTGGGTTACCGCCATATCCACCTAGTTCGTGCGCCCAATCGCCCTTTACGTCGCTTAAATCGATACCTTCCCACCTTCCCAAGAAGTCGCGCCCGTAAACAAGTGATAGTTTTGTAAAAACAATGTCGATCAATTGGTGAATGTCAGCCATTAGCTATCCCTAGTTTTGCTGGCAATGAATCAAAAAACGTATTCGGGTCTATCCTGCTTGCGCCTGGATTGCTTGCTGCAATAGATGGCGCTGCAACTTGATATCTCTCGCGCATTGATCTCTGATATGGCGTTTCGCTTGGTTGTTGAACCTTTGATGATGGCTTTGCATTTCTGCACCAGTTGCGCCATGTTGCCTGCCAATCTAGCTTGACTCCTTTTTGTCCAGGCTGTGAATTCCAGTAATCCCGAAACTTGCTTGCCTCTTCCAATGTGTTGGCTATGCCTTGATCAATAGCAAATTGAAAATCAGGTTCAAAGTCTTTAGGCAAGCGGGAACCGCGCGCTGTCTTTGTCTTCTCTATCTTTGGTAACGGTAACGGTAACGGAGACGGAGACGGAGACGGAGACGGAGACGGAGACGGAGACGGAGACGGAGACGGAGACGGAGACGGGGCATCCGCCTCGCATCCGCCTCGCATGCGGTCCGTGTGCGGTTCGGATGCGCCTCGCATGCGGTCCGCATAATCTGGCATGCGGACCGCAGCTTCATTGCGCCCATATCTCTTGCATAAAGCGGCAAATCTTGATGCTTCGGACCTATCTTTTGCACCAGCCGCCCACGGGTTATGATCTGCCCAATCGTGAATAGAAAGCTGGTTTTCCGCACCATCCAAAAAACCAACGTCGACCATTGCAGAGACAAACGCGCCATGTTCGCCAGTCCAATCGACTGAAAGTTCTATATCCTCGTTGGATAGTCCAGAAAGGTCGCCGTCGCTTCGATTAGCCGCTGACCATATAAACAGGTAGATGCACGCCAATGGCCCAGCGTGCCCCAATCTCCTGAGTAGCTTTTTAGTTTTTGGGTGACCAGGTAGCCCAGTTGATATGCGAGCATCCTTGGTCATTTTGCTGTCCACAGCTTCGTTATTTCTATTTGACCCAGCGGTGTAATCAGACATTGATGGAATTCGTGCCCGTTTTTTACGTCAGAAACAACGTTAAACCACTCAGAATAGCCAGCTTTAGGCAAATCAGCATTAAGCCACTTCACGCCGCTTTCACGCAAAAAATGATTTAGTTTGATGGCCGTAGTTCCTAGTTGTTTTGCAATGAGCGTAGTGCTTACGTCTTGTTTTCTGTCTGCCAATATTTCATAAATGGCAACTTTAGGGGCTTGCTCAAGCAATAGCGCGTCTTTAGCTTCGATCTCTTCGATAAGCATGACGTTTTCTTTTGCAAGCTGTAGGCGTGTCTTTGGTATTGGCGCAATGGCTGGTGCTTGCTTGGCTTCTAGCTCTTGCCATCGGTCTACCAGGTCAGCCGTAAACTCTGGTGATAGCTGCGCTACAACAATGTAACTTTCTCGCTTTGGTAAAAGGTACACGCTAACAACTTCTTCGCGTCGCTCACGTTGCACCTTGACTTCCCCCATTGGGGGTAGTGACATCACTGGAATTTTTGGATTGTTATTTCCGTCAACCGTCGCCGAAAGACGTTCGATACTTTGCTTTACCTTGTCGTGACGAGATTTCACCACCTCGGATATTTCCAAGCTGGTCATTGTTTTTACGTTTGAAATTTCCACTATCTGCATTTTCGTTACTCCAAAAAAAACCGCCTGCAACCCCGTGGAATCAGCACGGAACTACAGGCGGTAGGCCTTGAGAGCTTTGACTTTTTAACCCTCTGATTCAGGGAATGTCGAAACTCTCAGCGCATATTCTACCCCCAATCTCTCAGGGGTAGTGCTATTTTTTACAACAAATCAGACTGCGTTCCTGTACTACCGAAGCCTTTATCACCGCGCTCGGTTTCTTTTAGATCGCTCGTTTCCTCAATAGCCCATTGGTCTACTGGTATCAGCATGGCCTGTGCTATGCGGTCGCCTGGACGCACAAAGAACGGCACATGGCCTAAGTCTTCATCGCGCTCGTCACTTACCAATTGCACCATTACTTCGCCAACGTAGTCGAAATCCACAACCCCTACACAATTGGACAATCTCACCTGATGCTTGAAGCCATGCCCTGAGCGGCTGTAAACCAGCATTACATAGCCTTCGGGGATTTCAAAGGCTAAACCAGTCCCGCAGGTGATAGGGTGGCCTGGGTGTAGGTTTGAGCCTATTTGAGTCATACCTGCTACCGTTGCAGCGTGCAAATCAAAGCAACACGCGCCTGCGGTTTGGTACTTAGGAATAATTGCGTTGTCGTGTACGCGCTTGACTTTGAGTGTTTTTGACATAGTGTCTCCGGTGAAAAATAAGTCAGATTGATCGTTGAAAACAGCCTTAGATTGGCTGATAACTGCGGTTGGAAACAATTTTTTGTGGCAGGTCGGGCCTATTGGCCTTCCTGCCACCAAATAAGCCACCTTTTCAAGTAGCTTATTGCACATTACGCAGTTCATTGAACTGATATTTCTTCGTTAAAAATATTCCACGATTTACGCCTGCGCGCCATTAAATCAGTGTACTTTTGATATGCGCTTGTCTTGGTTGGAGAGAATCCTAAATACTTGCACCAGTAGTCATTGCGCAACAATGTTTTGCATACCCTTCTCCAACTTGGAGCCTTGCCAGCGTTTTCAATCTTTAGGTCACCTGCATCTGGTATGCCATCTGGATAACCCCGCAGCGTCCACCACTTGATGTAAACGGCAATCTTGTTTTTGTAGTGTTGAGCAGTTGTAGGCGGCGTACTTTTAAGCAAAGAAAGTGCAAAGCTTTCCCATGTGTGACCTTCTGGCAGTGTTATGGTGTGATTACCCATAACGTTGCCACGCTCATTTGAGTACATCTTCCCGGTATTTGCCCCATTCACGCGCAATACAAGACGAGCCCAAATAGCGGGTTCAATTACCTGATACAGCCATAAACCCTTGCGTGATTCGTCGCCAAAAGGCTCGCAGATACGCATTTGATGCAGTGTTAAACCTGCTTGGTGCATCCTGTCGTACAGGGTGTTGTGGCTCTTCCCTGTTTTTCCGTGATACGTCCAAATATCTTCTGTCTGCCAGTCATATATTGGGTACACATTCCAAACGTTCTCAACCACATTGGTAGTGAAATGTTTTCCTTGATACATTGGCTTTTCCCGCGCAATAGTTCTCCAGCGGTTCAAACTCTCTTGGGTACGAATCCCAACAAAAGCAGCACAAAGTTCACCCTGTGCGTACCACTGCCCAAAAGTAGGCACAAACTCTTCAAACATTATTCCCTCGTACCAAAATGGAAAACTGTCTGTATCTTTGATGCTGATTGGCTCTTTCTCTCGCACCCATAAATTGCGCTTTGATTCGTCCCATGCTGTCCACTCGGGCTGAAAGTTTGAAACTGCGTTCCACGTCTTAATAGGCACAGCGCACCAGTAAGGCTCTGTGCAGTCTGCGTACTCTGTGAAAATTTCACGCGCAAAATCTATCGTTGCAGTAAATTGTGCCTCCCAATCAAGAAAAAACAAACCAATTTTGCGTCCACGTTTACGGGCTTCCTGGCATACAAGATGTGCCATTACCCCGCTATCTTTGCCAGCGCTGAAGCTGCAATATATTTTTGGAAAATTATCGAATGTCCATTCGATCCGCTCTTGTGCTGCTGTCAACACATCTATACCGAGTCCACGCTTAGGCATTTTTATCCCTCCATATTTGTATTGCTTCTTCTGCTTTCTTGTTTGCTGCATCTTGCTGATCTTTTGTTAGTCCACCCCATGCAGCTCGAACAATATCCTCTGGGCAGTTAATAGCAAGTGCAACGGCAGCATGGCCAATCCACGGGCGCTTATCTCCTCCCTTTGAAAGGTTGTGGTCGCATGACTTAGGCCATGACTCAACAACTCGCAACATCCACTCTCCGTACAGATCAGCATTGCCTGTAAATGTTTGTGCAAGCTGCAACCATGTGTTTCTGTGGTTGACGTTCTTCCACATTGCAGAACCAGCTTCTTCAAGCGTTCCAAACGGATGCCAAACCTCCTCAGAAGATGGTGCTTTGTCATTAATCTTGAGCATCTTGACCCTCCACTTCAGTCAATGTGTCAGCTTCCCATGCCTCAGAAAACTCACGATCCGCAAACAAACCAGCAAGCCCAGTTACTTGTGTCAATCGCAAGACTTCGTCAGGCTCCATGCCCAACTCTTTAGCAATCTTTTCGTCATTCCAAAAACGCCGTTTTAATTCGACAACAATTTCAGCCATAGAGTCCACACGATGCTCACCACGAGCGCGGTTATGGCGAATAGTTGCAGCCATTCGGTCGTTCTTATCCTTTTGACTGGAACGAATTTGCACAAGCGGAAGGTATCCATGGACGCGAGACTGAATGTCTAAGCACTCCTTCCCGACACGGTGGCGGTGAAAACCATCAATAACCTCATAACCATCTCCATCAGCCATTGAAACGATTGGCTGCGTGTAACCATCAGAGGCAATTGACAAACGCAGTAATTCCATTTCTGGTGGGGCTACGCTATTTGGGTTGTAGTCATTGGCGTGAACCAATGGATTACGCACCCATTTCACATAGTCCACTGGCTCAGACTTAAATGGACTAACTTCATGTAGCCAGCTACGCACCATATTGATAGCGTCGATCCTTTGCTCTAGCGAAAGATCCGAGAATTGATTAATAGCATTTTTCACGCTTTCCATTGAAAGAAGTGCGTTGTTCATCGTGGTGCAACCTTAGATTTTGTCTGATTGGGTGTGCATGAATGCTGCTCTGGGTTTACCCGGACGGCATCTAGCAGCATCTGGCGCTGGCTTTTTAGACGGCCCATCTTATCGATTAGGGTGGATGGCCCTTGCCAGTGAAAGGCGTTGGCTGGTTTAGGCTTCAGCATAGGTTCCCCACGCTGCGTAGGTGTGAATGGTCAGAGTTTGGTCGCTGTGGTTGATTGAACGGGTCGCACATGCCTACTTCATACGGGATGTATTTGCGCGTTGCAACCTTTGTCGCCGCCACGTTTCCAAGGTCAAGATGGCTACGTCCTAGCTTTGTGATGTGGAACGCTGATTCGGCTTCGTACAGCAAGCATGACTCCACCAGTTCGGCAAGTAGCTCTGTAACGCGCTCTTGGCTTAGTGAGAATCCGCTTGCCTTATTGAAAAACGTAGCGCGTCGCGGTGAAGATGCAACGCGGGTGAGCATGTTTCGTTTTGTTGGTGTAAGTTTCATGGGTTTACTTTGTTGCTATTAAATGTGTAGCTGCTTATTCAGACTGGTCGGGCGTCGGGTGCTTTTTCGGCTTTAATTTCAGCCTAGCCGCTGCACCGCGAACACGATCTTCTAATGCTGTTGTAAGAATGTCAGGCCACGAATAGACGGTTTGCACCACCGTGTACTCAAGCGCCTTAGCTGCCAACTTTGGCGTACCTCCTAGCAGCTCAATGGCTTCATTCTTGGTCATCGTCATGTGAATCCTTTAAGTTAGTGACAGCGCCATTGTAAACCAAATTACTAGCCATTGCCATTGCCGCATAAAATCTTTTTACATTTATTTGTAAAATTTATGTGCATGGTGTTGAAAAGTAAGTTACACTACGCGCACACCAACCAAAAGGAAACGAATGAACGCCAAACAAATCATCAAACGTGCTGAAGACGCTGCTGCTAAATGTAGCCACGACCAACTGTCACGGCTCTCTTATCACGTTGGCTGTCTTCAAGCAGAAGTCAC